AGTGGCATGGGGGTTTGCTGGCGAGTAGTTGCCGGCGTGCCTCTAAGTATTTTGGGTTTGATGTGCGTTTTGGCATTTGTGTTCCTTTCCCCCCACTAGCGCGCCCCCCCCAGGGGGGCTTGCTGTCATGTTATGCGTTGGGTTGTCCGTGATGCTCACCCCCCGCGATTTCAGTTTGTCTCTGTGGTTGCCGGATGTAGGACATCGTAGGACGGTCACCATTCGTATTTATGACGTTTAGACGCTGCGCAGTCGCTCTTAGGCAGACTGCTCGACCTACGTTTCCGTATGTTGTACCAACCATCTGCAACTGATGATGTGGCCTTGGTCGTATTCAGTTGTAGCCGGCGTGTTATTTGTCGTACCAGCGGGTCAGCAGTATGGCACTGCTTGCAATTACGAACAAGTACCAAAACACCAGCTTCATTTTTTGCTTGCTTGGCCTAGTAGTAGCCCTGTCATGAAGACGCTGAAAACCATGATGACTAGGCCTACAAACTCGGTCATGGCTCTAATCCTTTCAAATTGTCGATGATGTCGTTTGCTTGCGTTTTGGTCAGCGTCATGAAGTCAGGTGGTGGTTGTTTGAATTTTTTACTTAGGGCCATGATGTATGACTGCTGCTTTTCTGTGCATGGCTCATCGTTGTTTCGTTTGACCTTTGGCAGGTATGACACGGATGATTCTTGAACGGTTTGGAAGTCTCTTGGATCATGTGCGTTGCCTTTGGCTGTGCGTACTTCATCGGCACTGGCAAGACCTGATTTGATGCCAAAGCCCATATAGCCCAAAGCTCGGCCGAGGGCACTTGTAGCCCCATTGGGTTGCTCTGAATCTTTTGTGAAAGGCGTACGCCCTGGAAAGACTTCCCAGCAGTACGCGTGGGTTGGTGTGGGGTCATCGTGTGTTCTGAACACTGTGACGGCGCATTGAATATATGTGCGTTCAAGAATGGTGATAATCACTGGCGGGTCTTCGACAACGCGCAGGTCAGGATGGTCAAGTAGGGCTAATTCCAGACGATGACGAACATCGACGTATTCGGACATGTCAAACGCCATGGCGGGATTGCCTTTCGAGTCGATCTAGTTCTGTTTCTAGGTGTCGAATGGTTTTTTGTGCATCGTCAATGATGGCTTTGTTCATGGCGCATTCGCGGTTCAGCATGTGGATGGCGTCAAGCAGCTCACATTGTCGGCAGTCCATCCGTGGGAATGCGTCAACGCCGTAGAACGTGCATCGGACATCGTGCCGGCGTGGTCGGTTTTCCATGGGTGGCATTATTCGGGGTCGTACACTTTCCATAACTTGCCGTACTGGTTGGTCAGTTCGTCAATGCGTTGTTTAAGCAGTTCTACTTGGCGCAGTAGGTCGTTGCGTTCGTTGATGACATCGGCCAAATGGTCGCGCAACGTGCCGTTATCGCTCATCACAGCCAGTTCCTTGCAATCCAAATACCAATGTACGCGCCAATAACCAGTTCACAAAAATGAATAATGCGTGGTAATGCTTTCTTTATCAAAATGGCTCCTAGGTGGTCTCTAAGTGTTCCGTTGTCGCTCATGCTCATATCAAGCCTTTGTTGTACATGTCTGACGCTTGCTGTGCTGATTCGAAGATTGCCTGTGCCAGGGCACTGGGGTGGTCTTTCGCCGGCGCGGTCAATTTGCTGATGGCGTAGTCAATGGCTTCGCGTTCTTTGAATCGCATTTCGATGTCTAGTTTGACGGCCAACATGCCAAGGATTTGCATGGCTTCACTGTGCAACATTTGTGACTGCCTTTTTTGCTTGACGCTTTGCTTTGGCTGCTTCTTTTTTGGCTTTGTCGGCTGCGTCTTCACGCAGGATTGCGATGGCTGGTTCTAGGCATAGGCGAATGACATCTGACATTCGTTTGCATCCCAGGTCGCCACCGATCATGCCGGTTAGCAGTGCATAGTCGTCTGCTTTGATTCGTACAGCCACGGTGATGTCGTGTCTATCGGTCGGGTTTTTCATTTTGTTTCCTTTTTTCTGTTTGCAAACTATTTGCAACGTCTTATTTTTATCACAAGGGGATGTCTAGATTTGCACAAGTCGTCGTTTAGCCCATTGCAGTTGTTTTTGATTGCACCCCAACCGTATAGGCCGACTGGATATCTAAACCTGCCGCCTTCCATGTGACCTTTGTAAGCAATGCGGTCCACGCCACGCGCTTGCTGTGCAAATGTAAGCAAATGAGCTTTGCGGTTGGGCGTGTGGTTCCAGTTGTCCCAGGTGCGACGGTAAATGCCAAAGGCGGTGACATAGGAACGCGTCGAATGCGTGGTCCGATTGCCGGTTTCACACTGGGCGAGTTTGATGTACCAGGCTTTTGGCATGGGGTGTCCCCATTCCGCTTGCGCCGGCGCAGCTGCACTTGCGATGAATAATGCCGTTGTGATCATGATTCGTCTAATCAACCTGTCGTGTCCTGATTGGCGGTCCCCAACTGGAATGTGGTTCGTCGCGTTTGCACACGGCGGCTTCCAGTATCAGACCTGTTTCAAAATCTCGAAAGACTTGAACCAGTGTTAGTCGGTCATCTGACAATAGGGCATCGTAGATGTAGGTCGGCAGGATGGTCATCGGTGGTTCCACCACCACAGCAGGGCAATTGTAAGCAATGCCCCTTGTACGGTTCCGTAGGTCATTGACCACCAAAAGATTGCATCGGGGCTCATATGGCTTCCTGACGCAATCTGTGGGCTTCTGCGATGCCGTAGGCGGTGACGGTGCAAACCATTGCGGGTGTTCCTGCGCTGGTCAGGCGTGTGGTGCCTGTGTACTCAATAAGTCCTAGCCGGCGTAGGTCGCTGCATCGTTTCCAGTATCCAGTTCCGATTGATGCCATGCCTGTGCGTATGCCTGCTTCTTCGTCGGTCATGCCGATTTGGCTGTCGGCGTAGCACAAGAGCAATTTGGCTAGTTGGCCTGTTCTGCGGATCATGACGTGCTTTGCGCCGTCACGGCTGGTGGTTGGGTCGCTGCTACGGAATAGCGGCAAATCTTCGAATGTCATGTCGGGTTCCTTTCGTGCCAGTTGGTTGGCTGTGTGAGTATTACCGATTGCAAACAACATTGCAAGCATTTGAGAGTGTGCCCCACCGACCTGGAAAGAAAGGCTAGAAACCTGGTCGATGGGGCTGCGCTGCGCTGTCCTAACGCGCGCGATTTATTTGGTGGGCTTTGGTAGTGCGCGCCAAGCTGCTTCCAGGGCAACGTCATCTTCGGCGTGGCCACCGTTTGTTTTGCTTGCAAGTTCAACATGGATCCAGCGACCGTTTTTTGAACCGCCGTTGTCGGTGTCGGTCCATTTTTTCCAGCCTGGTTTGCCATTACGTGAGCAACGCCATCCCTGCCAGGTGCCGTTGATAAGCCCGCCGTAGTCGTGTACTTCTTCGATGCCTAGTTCTTTGTAGTACTTGACAAACCACAGCATTGCTTCGACAGCATCAGCGTGGCCTTGTGGGGTGTCTTTGAATCCGATGTCGGCTGCACGGCCTGTGGCGTGTACTGACATGCCCTTGCCTGATCGCATCTGGCGGACCACTAGCGTCCCAAGGTTTTTCATGCCCCAACGGCGACCGCACAGCTCAACAAAGCGTTCGGTGCCTTTCATGCGCTGATCAGCGGTCTTGTCGTAGCCGGTGTATTTCATGACTGGTTAGGTGACAACACGGCAAGGCTGTGACTGCCTGTATTTACGATGGCATAGACAGTTTCTAGTTCATCAACAGTGATTTCAATAACGCTGTTTGCATCCAATTTCAAACCGTTAGCAACTGTGACGCCGGCACCGCCTAAATACACGTCTGCACCAGTAGCGCGAACATAAATGCGATTCGTGGCGTTGCCTGTTTCATAGACCTTGACGGCCGTGGTGGTCACTGTGTACACATTAGAAATCATGGGGCTGGTGGATCCTTTGGTCTGTCTTTTAGACCGTTGCCTGCAAGTACGCCAATAAGGCCGCCGGCAAGGGTCATAAGCATTGGCGATAGTACTGCCCAGGCTTCGGCATCGTTAGGTGCCTGGTCAATGGGTTGCACAACAAATAACAGGCCGTAGAGCAGCGCACCGATTGAGATAACAAAAGCAAAAGTGAGACCGACGGCGACGGTCAAAATGATTCTTGCTTTGATTTGTTCGTTGGTCATTTTTTCAGCCACAACGGCCACCCCCTATTTGTACAGCTGTGCCGATGGTTTCGGGTGCTTTGTTTTTGATGCGTTCGCAGTTGACGCGTGTTCGATCGGAACAAGCTGCAAGTGTGATTGCAAGCAAACTAATCAGGGCTAGGCGTTTCATCGGTTGCCTCTGGTCGTGTGAGTGGTGCAGGTGGGTCTTGGTCGTGTTGCCAAATAACAAGGGTGTCGCCTGACATTGCCCAACCATCAGCAAAACCTGCGTTGTGTAGTAGTTCAACTAGTTGCTCGTGCGTCATGCTGATACCTCTAAAAGGGTAATTGTAGAAAGGTCGCCACCGATTTGAACCGATACGCCACTTGCGTTGCTAATACACATAAATTGCGTTTTGTAGGTTGTGGCTGATGTCGTCGCCGGACTATCTAGGTAAGCCGTGCTCATAGTTGCGACACGCAGGTTGAGCAAAGTATTTGTGTACCCTGCGCTATGCGCTATTAGGGCGATTTGTGTGGCCCCACGCATTAGGCGTAACGAAATAGCGTTTTGAGTGTTCAGGACGTTTTTATCGCCACCGACCTGATTGACCAACACAAGGATTTTGCTAGATGAACTTTGTGGCGTAATTGTTGCCGTGAGATTTGTGTCGGCATAGGTGGAAGTAGCGTTAGTTGCGCTGGTGCTGGTTGTGCCTTGCACCACCTGCAAAATGCGAAACGCACCACGCAAATTGTTCATTGCCGCGGAAGTCAAAACCTCGCTTGTAAACGATGCTGGAAGATTTGTAGGTGTGGCCATGGCTATTGAGCGTACAGCAAGACATCAGGACCATCGAGTAATGACACGTCAAGACGAAACGCCGACGCATAAATGTTTGATCCTTTGAATCGGCATTCCCAACGCCCAGGCTCAATACGGTGGCTGACTGATTGCATCAATAACGTGTAGTTGGTTGCGTTGCCGATTTGCGGTGCCACGGCTAGTGAGTACCGTTCGTACAATTCCATATCGAGAATGTTTGCCCAAGTGGTTGAATTGTTTGCAGGGTTGACGCGATGTTCAGAAAGTTTTGGTCTGGGATATTGGCCGAGTCC